GTAGGCACTGCAAAAGAAAGTGGTTGTGCCCCACCACTAGGGGTTGCTACGTCTAACGGTGGGGCTTCGTTGCCACCAGCGTTGAGACGCTCGCTATTATTTCTAGACATTTATACCTCTTATATTAAACTAGTGTCAATGGACGTTGTAGACCACCTACGTCAAGGGTAGCATAGTCGAACCTCAATGTTAAACTAATTTCCACCATGTCTTCGCTGGTATAGTCTAGTTGTCCAAAATCAACTGCTTGGACCCATGGGTTCCAAAGAGTCCAGGTTTCAACCTTGTCAAACTGATCTCGACCGATTTGTCTAAGCAAGATTTGACCACCGATGGCGTCTACAGCATCTTGTTTCGTGATAGTTCTAGAAGCAGAAAGCATATTTGAAGGAACATGATATCCAGAAGCTTGGAGAATGTCCATAAGATTCCACGATGTATCTGTTTCAGGACCTCCCGCAGGATCGACAAGCACGACATCTATGGTGTTCCATTTAACTCGACCTGGGTAATGAAACGTGTGGTTTAAGAAGGCTACTTCAGTGTCGCCCACCTCAAAACTTGGCTTTTTAGCTGATTTAGCATACCACTCTTGAATCTTATTGTTAGCGTTGCCAAAGCTCAACAACCATCTAAATTGTCGTTTTGGATCTACTATTTCTCCGCCAGGGGATCCCCAGAAGCCTGTGTTACTCATTTTATGTTTTCTCCTTAATATAAGTAGGTATTAAAAGTTTTTTTAGTCTTCAAAAGAAGCGCCCGTGTTCGTGATATTAAAATCAATCGCAATATATTCAATAGCTCTTGCGGGCTTAAGGAAGATTTTAGCATACATGATATTTCTATCTATTAACTCGGGAGTTGTAGTTGTAGTGTCAAGCACTACTTTAAAGTCTGTTAATCCAAACTGTGAACGAATACCTTCTAGGAAAGGGTTAACCTGCGTGGTAAATCTGTCCCATGTAGATTGTACGTTCTGATCGAATAAAAGACCATTGGCAATCTGCGAGATGCGTTTCTTAACAAAGATCATGAGTCGTCTTACGTTAATCCGATCAAGAGCCGATGGAGTTACTTGGAGAGTTTTCTGTCCGAAGATAACTACACCTTCCGCTGGGAAGCTGGCAATAGGATTAATATTAGCATCATAAAGATCGTCTCTTTGTTTAGATGTCAACTTGTCGCGCACTCCAACCACAGGGATTCCAGCAGAACCTTCAGTGAGTCCTCCTCGATTAAACCCGGCAGGTGCGAACCATAGTTGGGAGTTCTTCTCAGAGCTAGAGAAAGTTCCTAGCGCAGCAATAGAAGGCGGTGCCCAGAGAAGTCTATCGTTGAGAGCATCTCTAACTTGGACCCATGGGAAGTATGCACATCCATAGCTACTATTTAAGGAACGATTCTTAAGTGCTGTGATTGCAGCCGCAGGGGTATAGCGAAGAGGAGCGTAAGAGTTGGATGAACCAGCGTCTTCGGCAGGAACGTATACACTGCTCAAGTCTACTACTGCTAAGGAATCCGCTCTATCTTCGCACTGTTTAATAAGCGCGTCGTTGAGCTTTACATTTGTAATTCCTGGCATTGCAGCTAAGTTATAATCTACAACTTCAGGATCTGCGACTGAATCGAGAGCCTTTTTAACGCTGTAGTAAGCATAACTGGTTTCTTCTGTCGCTGTAGGCTTCAGGGCGTTGGTGTTGTTAAACGGTTCTTTTTCATAGATATCTAATCCATCGAAGCCGCCCTGGAATACAGTAGTGAAAGAATTAAATCCTTTGTCCAGTACTGCCGTCCAGCCACCTGAGATCGCGGTAATAGAGTTGCCCGCCTGTCTTGAACCCGAAACATATAAAGAAGCTGGTGTAATATCGCCGCCTGTTCCGGTTCCACCTTGACGTGAAATATCGTCCAATGTGAAGATCCAACTGTATCCGATTGCCGATGTGCTGTCCACGGTGAAATCAGTAATACCTTTGGAGTGAGGCGAAAGAACATCTTGTGTCCCTTTGTCGTAAGTAGTGTAACCTTGTGCTCCCATAGAAGTGTCTGCACCGAAGTAAGCAGCCTTTGGAGAAGACAATGCGCCGTCAGAACTACTAACTCGTAGATAAATACGTGGCATCTCTAGAGATCCAGTAAAGGATATCTGTGCGCCGCCACCGTAGGTTGAAGACGTAATGGCAATCAAAGTTGGAGCGATGAGTGCTTTTCCACCAATGGTCGGTGCTCCACCTGGGAAGGTAGCGATAGAGGAAGATAATGGCATCCACGGCTTTCCTGTGGTAGTAATCAACCCGTTAATATTATTGATAGTCGCAATGTGCGAACCACTAGCAAACTGTACGTTTCGAAGATTAGGAGGTCCATAAACTCCAAACGGCAACGATCTTTCATCGGTTGTGCTGTTGGCTACATCCGAATTCAAAACAACGCGGACGAACTTAGAGTTGTTATTGTAATCTCCATATTCTGTATAGCGATTATTAGTGGTATCCCAAGTTTGATACTTGTCACCAATCTTTTTAGCAATATAGTTAGGAGAGTTGGGGTTTAAATCACAGTTGTCGAACTGCTCAACAAGCTGGATTGCGCCGTCTGTATCTTCAATACGTCGTAACTGAACCGTAAAAGTTCCATACGAAGTAGAGTTGTTACTTGGGGCTCTAACATTAGCAATAGAAACTTTAAGATTTTTATTAATCCAGCTTCCTCCGTCAATTGCGACGAGCTTGAAAAGCTTTTGCATGCTTTGCGCATCAAAAGCATTGGTTACTGGACTAGCCAGTGTTGACGCAGGAGCAGCAGCTAAATCTTGGGCAATAAACCATCCAGTTTCGGCAGCTTGAGAAGGTTTTCTAAAATCACCCTGCTCAGATGCAGAATCAGAAAGTTTCAAAGGTAGTATGACACCATAAGCGCCTACTGTGTCAGCCTGGTGGACTCCATCAATCTTGAAAGATTCATAGTAATGTCTTTCATAAGTCTGACCTAAGAAATAGGATTTGGTATCTTCAGATACCCGTGTCCAAGTCTTAGAAGGAGAAGTGTTGAATACGTCACGTATAAAATTAGAGGAGTTTCTTTCTAGCGAAAAGACGATTTTTTCTGTGACAGCGTGAGAGGCGTTATATACTTCTGCTGTAAAAGCCTTTTGTCCAGAAATACTTTGGATAAGCACTCCAGCACTAGAAGTGTAGTTAGCAGCATTCGCCGTTTCAAGAGTAATACCTGCCATTGCTCCTGAAAGAGCCATATATCCTTCGTTACAGTACCATACGGCTGCAAGGGCTCCAGTAAGTTGAACTAGATTTCCGGCTGCGCCGTCGTTAACCCAGGCGGAACTAGAAGGCATCACAAAGAGACCATATGCACCTCCTCCGTCTACTGCGGTTCCATTAAAGGCTCCGGCAGTTGTGCGTGTAAACCAACCGGCTTCGCCGCCTGAAGATTTATTAGGGTGCTCGTCTCCCAAGAGACGAACAAACGTGAGAGGGGTGTTATTTTTTAACCATGCTTGGGCAGCATACACTGCGTACATCGGTGCAGTCATATCTCCTGCACGCCATGCATCAGTTTGTGTAGGAACGCCTGCTGGACCTCCAAACACATTAACAAATTCTGAAAACGATTCTACGTGAACCGGTTTCATACCTGGACCGCGCTGTGAGCGACCAATGACGACTGGACCTTGGGCAGTTGGTGCCTCGGGTAGTTGGGAGTTATCAATCTCAGAGAGAAAGACTCCTGGTGAAACAAACTTATACTTTTTTACGGACATCCTTTTATCTCCTGTACTAGCAAGAATGATGAGAATATTCTACTCTTTTATAAATAGTTAGGAAAAATACCAAATACCTTTTTAAGACCGATAAAATCCTTTATCGTCAATGTGCGTTGGTATATCGCCAAACACTACTTGTTCTCTAGGGAATCTAATCTCAACGGCACTTTCCCTTTTTACTATCTTGGGGGTTTCTTGATTAATCCCTTCCCCGATGACATATCCTAAAACTCTGATATTGATATCGGTTACAAACTTTCTTTCATTCTCTTCTAGATTGTTAACAGTGTTATTACTGGTGAAGTCCGAATCGATAAAGCCTTCATAACTATGACCTTCGTTACTTAAAGAGAAATAGTTGATCCCGCCTGGTCGCGTAAGGAAAGGGGCTATCGCGTCATTCATTTGTTGCTGATATTCGGTAGTAATAGAAACAGTATAGTTTACTGTAACATAAATGGGTAATGGGATCGTATACGTTTCATAGACTGTTCTTTTATCTTGTTTCTTTACCTTGAAGTTAATTTGATCATAAGTTCTTTTAGAAGAAGCATTTGTAAACTCGGCAGATTTTTGTTGTTGGATCTTCCGAGCCACAGTGTAGGAGCCTCGTCTAGGGTCATTAACAGGAGGTATATTTCCAAAAATAGACCCTTTGTTGCTCAAATCCTTTATAATGGACGCACGCTCTAAGGTCATCACCGGATAAATCAACGCACCTTCTGCATCACGCAGATCTTTATGCTGTTTAATCTGTGCCGCTCGTTCTGCGGCGACCCAAATAATGGGAATTTTTTTAAAACCTTTGTTAGTCTGCGTAGAAATGTTAAGCTCATCGGTTAAAAACGCTAACATAGCTGCATCGATATTTTCAATAGTGGAGGGCATTATAAGATTGCCTCCTGTGTGGGAATCATTAGCTGCCATCGAAAAGTCCTCTTCTTGCTTTAATGCACTCCGCTGAGATTTCTAAACTCTTTCCTGCTTGTCCAAAAATCTCTCTAGGTTCAGTTAAACTCACAATCTCATAATAATCATCACCGTAAAGAACAAAATCTCCTTCACGGACATATAAATCTTGATCTTCAGTTAATCTTCTTTTATGAAAATGTACCGTTACAGTCTCTTGTTTGTCCAATCCATAGTTGGCAGTAGTTGTTTCCAGTCCACCCCATTCGATCAAAGCATAAACTCTAATCGGAGATAGAAAGTTTTTATTTATAGCTTCGCCATACACAGGGTGATAGTTGGTGTATTCCGCACTGACTGGGTAATACAAAATTTGCTGTCCAATGACTCTTTCAATCAGTTCGTCATTGACTTGTTTTACAAGATCTCGCTCTTTTTCGCCCAAAAACAATGGCGGCGGTGGCTGGATGGGTTGTTCCCATTTATCTTTTGGCACAGGTCATCCTCCTATCCTTGGAAAATACCGACAGGTATTTTTTGCATTGTTTCTAGCGCAGTAGTTGTAATATTATTTTGTTTTTCACTTAGCTTTTCGTATGTAAGTTCGTCTAGAACGGTCTTAAGTTCCTCTCTAAGCGCTTCTTTTTCGCCCTGTGCTTGAGATAACAAATCAGAAGCATTAAGGGTGATATCATTGCCGGGGATAGGTATGGAGCCAAATTTACCCCTGATTTGCCCGAGCGTCTCTTTGGAGATAGCTAGTGAAAATCTTCTAATCCATTGTTTACCAATAGAGTTAATACTATTATATGGGAGATTGGAAAACGGCAGCGTGTTCATGTTGTTGACTCCAGTCAAACCGCTATCCGCTGCTGCGTCTTCGACCCAAGGGTCAGCTTTTACACTGAACTCAACCCAAAATTTACTTGGATAGTTGTCAGTTTCGGGGGGAGGAAACATTCTCAAACGATTATTTTTAATTTCATAAGAATATTGAGATGTTCTGGTGTATATTGCATCCTCGTAAGCCATTGCTTGCAATTTGTTTTGCCAGACTGGTACGATTTCGAACTGGGAATCGTCGGCGTATTGACCGTAGGTGGACATGTTGCCGACAGTATTCAATCCTCCATAATAACTATAGAATCTCCACTGAGCATAGGGTGTTTTATAAAAGACTTTTCTAATAGTTATTCTTTTATTGCCTACTTTATCAAAATACAAGGCTCCTGTTTCGGTAGCCGCAGAGGACGAGATGATACTTTGAAGGTCATAATCTTGTTGATCTGATACTACATCGAAAGAAGCAGAATAGATTGGCTCTATACCCCCCATATCGGCTTCTGTAGAGGTTTTCTTACCTACTCTAAGGGCGTAGTCGAAAGAGAACTCAGGATACTGTAGAGAGGCTGTAATACCCAATAGAGAGGAATCTGACGTTTGCTGCCCGTCTTGATTGAAAGTTCCTGTTGCTGCGCCTAAAGCATTTGGGAGAGTATTCTTGGCTTGATGAATGTTTACTAAGTAAGAATACTCTAATACAGCGTCTTCATAGTGAGAGTAAATATCTTGTTCTGTAAGTTCAATATCAAGAACTGCACCACCCAGCTTTCTGTAGGTATAAGTAACCTGGTCTGATGCCCCTGAAATAAAGTTAGTATCGTACAAGTCCGATGTATCATCAACATATACACCAAGTGCGTATATTGAACCCGTTGCGGCTGTGTTTGTACTACCTGTAGAAGGCAATACTACCTTCGACATTTGACTTTTAGGGGTGAGGGTAGGGGGTGCCATTAATATTATTCTCCTATATCAGAGTAAATAGTATAGAAAACCACATAACGGTAAAAAACCCCGCTTTATAAAAAAGACTTACCTTCTAGTTTTCTTTGTTCTTTTAGTAGGTGTAGTTCTGCCAGTTGAAGTTTTAGTCTTCTTTATAGGAGTAGTCGTTGTCGTCTTCTCTTTAACTGGTGTTGCTATCGGAGTGGAAACCGTTTCAGTTACAACGGGCTCAGGAGTTGGAATAACCACTGGCTCGGGAACTGTAACAACTGGTGTTGGTGTGGGAATAGGGTCTGGTGTGGTTAAAGTGTCCGTATCCGTACCTGTGTTCCATTTGTTTGAGGGGTGATTGATAAATTTTGGTGAATGCATTCTGCGTCTTTTCTTGCCCATAATAAGCTCCTTTTGATAAGGTAAATAGTTATTAATAAAGCAAAATCTCAAAAAATTGACGGCAATATTTTTTGAGGGTGTTGAGTATTCGGATTTAAACCAAAAAAAACCCCCTTCCGAAGAAGGGGGATAAATATAGATTTTAATTATAAGTGTCTAATTGGCAATTGTAGCAATTTGATCTGCACTAATTGTGCATTGCCAAGTTGCGGCGGTACCATTATCAGAAACACACATCATCGATACCCTCGCGTTTGCGCCGGTAGATGCAACTAATGTTATGGTGTCTCCAGCGACATCAGAGGTTGGATACGACGCGCCCCCATACAAAAATATTTGCCCAGACCAATCACCTCCTGCGGGATGGACGAATGTAACTGTCTTACCACCTCCGACAGCAGTAGTTACCAGAAACGAATAATGAAGACCCACATTGCTAGTACTTAGTGCTGGCATGTTTACTACAATATCGTCTGTGCCATCAATATTGAAATGTGTCCCACCTTGAGCTTGAGTTAGCGTAGTTGTAACCGCTGCGCCGGTATTTAATAGACTATTGTCCACTTTGCATCTAGGTGCTGAAATTTGATTTGCTGTATTTTCGTTAATCAGGCTACGAATTCGTGCCCAACCTACTCTTTTTGTTCCCATAATATATGTTCTCCTTATATAAATATTAATTAGGTTAATTAACGAAAGGGTTTCCCCTTCCGCTTGTAAATAGCTTTGTAGAAGGCGAATAAGACGTTTATTTTATATAAAAAAACCCCGGCTGAATCAACAACCGGGGTTCTTTTTACGAAACGCTTTA